CCCAGGAATTACCCCCCCTGGGTTAGATGGATTCCGTAGAATCCTCTAAAGCTCTAATGCGAATAAACAGAACGCTCATTGTACCAAATTTGACGTATCGCCTTAATGGCAGACGTATCTCGTATGCGGCGAGCGGCAACAACTCTGCTTCTCCAACTAGGCTTAGAGTACTCAAGAGCACTCTGAAGTCCATGGAGAATAGCAACAGTTGATGACATGTCGAGAGGCATGTCCAAAGACCACTTCCACCATAAACGAGCAGTTGTTCGTGCAAGAGGATGATCAAGACCATGACCTTTTAATAGGTCATTTACCTCTAACTCAGTTTCGCAGAAACTTAAAGAGTTAAAGAAGTCTTCATCAATCATTTGGAAGAGTTTATCTTTACGAATAGACTCGACGAGTCTAATAAAAGATAGGTTATCAAGGTACTCACGTAAACCTGACAGGGTACTGACATAATCGTCAACCTCTTTATATTCTTCCAATTCAATTGGAAGAAAAGGAGAATTACCACGAATGGTAATAAGTTCACGATCAGTCATACCGCGTTCTGGAATAAAAGTGGAACTATAAGCTGGTAGATGGTCATAAACAAGTTCATTCATCTCTTCCCAAATATATTCGGGAACGAGATCAATGTAACCATGTGATGGCCATGAAATAAGAACCATCGCTCGGACGTAGTCTTTCTTAGAAGGACATAAACGCGCCAAGCGGGGGGGTTCAGTGTAGTTTCGACCACACTTAAGTCCCCAACGTACCAGTGCATGCTGTAAAATTTCTGGGAATTGTACCCAAGAACATGTTACAGCACTTTCCAATAAATCAGGAGTTAATGGAGTGAAATCAACCCCTTTATTAATGAGTTGCTTAGCAAACTCACCAGGGGAAAGATCTCCTTCAGGTAAATAAGATTTCGAAATGGAAATATCACATCCTAGATACTGTGTAACTAGGGCATGGTAATAATGTGCAACTTCTTTGTCAGCGATGACGACGTCATCACCTAGAATTGCATATTTCCCATTAAACGATTTCCTACAGTTGAAGAAGCAATAGCGAACCACCGCATGGTGGGTAAGAGCAAATAATGCCCATGAGCCATAAGTGCCCATAGGCTGCCCTGCATTATATCTGATAAAATCAGATTTGATGCTACCTTTCGAAGTATAAGGTATACCGTACCCGCGTGTCTTTAAATGACCTATATAAATAGGGCCTTTCACGATTGATCTCCATAAGCCTGCAAACCTCTCACCAAACAAACCGCGAACTAAAAGCTTCTGAATATCAAAACAAAAGCGATCAGTTGCTGCAGTCAGGTCAAAGGAATACAACAACCCTCCTGATCTTGTTATGGTTTTCATCCAGTCCATTGACTTATCCTGCTTATAAGTGAAATCTTCATTGAGACTACGAAGTAATCTCATTAGGAAATCATGTAAAGGGTACAATGCAAATTGGACCCAATAAGCAGCACTCGTAAAAATACGAGTCTTCCCACCCCTATCTGGAGCAACAAAGATGCACATGAGACGTAAAGGCTCATGTGACTTATCAAGATCAACATGTAAAGACAACCGACGAAGTCGATTTAATATTGATTCTTTGTCACCAAGTTGTAGTTGTATGAAGTTAACCAAAGACTCAGCAAATGAAGATCCAGATTCATAGAGCTTCAACAGTACTGCTGCTGTTAAAGCAGCAGAAACCATTGAAGGTTTTGAATAAGGATCTGACTTAATAAGGAAAAGATCTTTAACAGGTCTTAAACTTATAAGTCTTTTCTTTGCCAATTTAAGAATGTAAGGCACAAACACTTTTGAAATATAAGTGTTCAACCCAATGTGAACTTTAGAACTGGAGTCTTTGACTACAGTTGAAAAGTCCAAAGAGGGCTTACATCTTATTGCTAAGAATGAAGCAAACACAGATATCGCAAATA